CGGCATCACAGCCCCGTACTATGACCTGTATCTGGTCGAGGCCAACTACCGTGACGAGGAAATCCAAGCCAAAATTGCCGAGAAAAAGGTCAACGGCGAGTACATCTACGAGAAGCGCGTCCTCCGTGACCACATGAGTGAGCAGGATGCCATCGACTGGGTGTATGGCAATATGCGCCCCGATTCAACCTATGTCTGGCTACACTGCCACAAGGAGGAATCCGAATGAGGGCGCGGCTGGTGCGCATGGAGCCCGGCTACCGTGGCCGACAGCGCATCGTCATTGAGATTGCCGGGGATTTTCGGGAGCAGTTCGACCAGCTGCAAGGGGCGCTGCTGGAGGTGCAGATCACCCGCGCGATACCCCGGCGCAGCTTGGCGTCCAACAACTACTTCCACGCGCTGGTGAGCCGCATAGCCGCCACCGTCTGGGGCGAGTTTGACGAAATCAAAAGCGATCTGGTGGTTGAGTACGGAACGCCGTGTCTGGATAAGGCCGGTCAGGTCGTCATGGTGGACTTGCCGGAGGGTACCGACCCGCACAGCTATTACCCCTACACCCGCCTTATCACCACCCACGAAAAGGACGGCAGCCGCTATTGCAGCTACATCCTGTATAAGCGCACCAGCGCAATGAACAGTTCGGAAATGAGCCACCTTATAGATGGCGCCCGGCAAGAGGCCCGCGAGTTGGGCATTGATATTTGAAAGGAGCGTGACCCTTATGCAAAAAGTAGTTTGCCCATACTGTGGCCGCGTTGCCAAATATGTAGATAGTTCTGTTATCTACTACGGCCATAGCTACGGCATGGCTTATCTGTGCCGCCCATGTAACGCCTATGTAGGCGTACATTCCGGCACAGACCGCCCAAAAGGCAGTCTTGCCAATGCTGAACTTCGAGGCTGGCGCAAGGCAACACACGCCCGTTTCGACCCGCTGTGGCGAGACGGACCATTCAAAAAGCGCAATGCAGCCTATCGGTGGCTGTCTGAACAAATGAAATTGCCGATTGAACAGACCCATATCGGAATGTTCACTGTTGAGCAGTGCAAGGCGGCACTGGAAATTATCAATAAAGGAGTAACCGTATGAACAACTATTCTCAAGCAGAGCGCGAAATCAAAAAGCTGCTGGACGACATGGCTCGGAACGACAGCACATTTGCCAGTACCGAGGATTTGATGAAAACCATCGGTGGCATCATTGACAAGCACGGAAAATCCGAAGATTGGGAAATTAGCGTGGCCGATGAGGCTACGGTCTGCATCCCTCTTTCCCGGTACGATGAATTGCTCCGCAGCGAAAGCGAAATTGACATTCTCTGCACCCTTTATGCGGATGAGGGTGTTTCTATCGAAACGGCCATCGAGGCATGGGGTTCTATTGCAGAGATTAGAAGCCGCCGGCTGGACTGCGACAGAGAGGACGACACCGATGAAGAATAAACCGTCCTGCCCGCCCGGTGGGCCAAGGGAGGTGGTGCAATGCTCCGACCTTATTTCTGTGCCTACCACAGCTACCTTGAAAACATGGAGCTTTTGAACTCGGAGGAACGCGGACGGCTTTTCACTGCCTTGCTTGAATACAGCAAGGACGGCACATTGATACCCCTCACCGGAAATGAGCGATTTGTTTTTCCGGGCATCCGTTCCCAAATTGACCGTGACAAGACCCAATGGGAGCAGATTGACAACGTGAAAACCGCAAATGGCCGTAAAGGTGGCAGACCGAAAAAAGCTGAAACCGAAAAAGCTAATGGGTTAGACGAAAACCTAAAAAACCAACAGGTTATTTCGGTTTCAAAAAAAAGCTTAGAGAAGGAGAAGAAGAAGGATAAGGAAAAGGATAATATATCTTCTTCTACTGCTACTGCTGAAAACGACATTTCCGCTTGTGTCCAAGCCTACGAGCAGAACATCGGCCCTATCGCGCGGGCGGCGTTTGATGACATTTCCCGCCAGCTGGCCGACCTGCCCGCTGACCTGATCTGCGAGGCTATCGGCGAGGCGGCGCTCAACAATAAGCGCAGCTGGAATTATGTCAAGGCCATTCTCAAGCGCTGCCGGGAGCAGAACATCCTGTCCGTGGATGCCTACCGCGCCGAGAAAGAAAACCACGCCGCCGCTGCGGCGGCCAGAGCCGCACCCGCTGCCCGCCCACAGAGCAAACAGGCGGCAGTACGCGAACGGCTCAAGAAGCGTCTGGAAGAGATGGGAGGTGCGCAGAGTGACAACCCAGCAGACAACCGAATTTATGTTGAAGCTACTGAACTGGTGGCCGAACCTCTACCGGGAGAATGACCCGGACGAAATGTCCGATGCGTGGGCGGTGTCGCTGACAGACATTTCCTATGATACCGCCATGGCCGGTGCGGTTGCCCTCAGCCGCACGATGAAGTGGCCGCCCACTGTGGCGGAGATCTGTGAGGCAGCCAAGCCGTACATAGGATTTCAACCCGATTTGCTGAACGTGCGGGTCGCCATTGATGCTCACGAAGAACTGAACCTACCACTGCCGCCGTGGTTCTACGCCGCCGCGCAGAAGTACGCGGACAAGTTGCCGGCAGCGTATCAGCCTGCGGCACTGCTGCAAGGAGGTTTGCTTAATGGAAAATAACCGCAAAGACCCCCGTCGCCAGCTGATCGGCGCGGTGAGCAAGGCGCTGGGCCAGCAGTTTGAGCGCGATATCAACGCCGCGTTCGACCACTACCGCCGTCTGGGCGTGGCATCCATCGAAAAGACGCCCGAACCGTTCCACATGACGGGCCGCGAGAACGGCGGCAAGGTCGTGGGCTTCTACGAGAAAAAAGCCCAGCCCGACTACGCTGGCACACTCCGCGGCGGCAGGTCCGTCTACATGGAGGCCAAGTTCACAGGATCGAACCGCATGGAGCAATCCCGCGTCAGCCCCGGCCAGACCGAGTATCTGGACGAAAAGATGCGGCTCGGTGCTTTCTGCTATGTTCTGGCCGGATTTTCTCACGGCGGTGCGTACTGCATCCCATGGAGCGTCTGGCGCTCCATGAAAGAACACTATGGCCGCAAGCATATTACCGAAAATGACATTACGCAATACAAAATTCCGAGAACCACCACAGGCATGCTGGCGATTCTCGGCACCGGAAAGGAGTAAAACCCTATGAAAATGAATGAAGAAGCAACTTTCGCCGTCTACCAGAAAAAGCTGAAGGGCATCTGCGAGGAAAACGACTTGCAGGCCACTTTCAACCGCAGCGGCTACCCGCTGACCATGACGGTGCGGCCCCTGCAGGATGTGGCCGACCAGATGTCGATGCTGGAAAAGGTCGAGGACAACGGCTACACCAGCCCCGATGCTTCCATCAAGTTCAGCTACGAGGACGGCGCTATCAAGTACACCTTGAGCAAGGAGTTTGTGATCTCCGATGCGCTGTTTACCAAGCTAAAAAACTTGTTCCGCAATCTGCACGATACTTGGCTCCAGTATTTCCACCGCACCGTCATCCAGAAAAAGCTGCTGAACGCCAATGTGCCCGACATTCCCGAAGATGCAGACGGCTTCGGAGACATTGACCCGGATGACCTTAACGCAGATGGTCTGGTCGATACCACCCCGCCCGAAGACACGGACGAGGAGGAGTAAACCATGGCAAAGGTGGTGCGGGGCGTTGATGACTACAAGAAAGAGTTCCTGCGGCTGTTTGACAGCCTGTGCGGAAAATATAGCCGATGGGAAGTCTGGTCGGATTTTATCCAGCTGACGGCCATTGATATGAGCAACGCGACCGACAAGGTCAATGCTCCGAAGCGAATGGAAACCGGCAAAACAATCCGCAAGAAATACCGTGATGCAGATATGGAAACCATGGGCAATATGCTCATGCAGCTTGTCTACGGTATGGACGCCGACACCGATCAGGACTTTCTCGGCGAGCTGTACATGGCCTGCAACTTGGGCAATGACCACGCGGGACAGTTCTTCACACCGTACAACGTGTGCCAGTGTATGAGCGAAATCACATACGATGTTCCCGCCCTGCTGGACGGCAAAGGTTTTATCGCG